CGTAGTAATAGTTCCGCCTGTAAATTGTTGAGGGGATGCGTAAGATATTACAACTATTCCTGAGCCACCTGCTCCACCAACAGCTCCATTAGGGTGTCCGTAGTGTCCACCACCACCACCGCCACCTGTATTAGCTGTACCCGCAACACCAACTCCGCTTGTTCCACCAGCACCGCCACCGCCTGAGCCTCCAGCTCCTGGAGTACCACCATTAGTACCACCACCGCCACCGCCAGCGTATGTAACTGACGAGCCTGTTATTGAACTTGCTGTACCAGCACCACCAGCACCGCCAGCTTCAGAACTAGAACCATCAACACCAACTGCGCCTGCTCCACCGCCTCCACCACCGCCAGAACCGCCACCGCCAGAACCACCGCCATTATTACCTTGACCCGAAGTTCCATCACCGCCTGAATCTGCGCCTTTATCTTTTGCTCCACCGCCACCAGAACCTCCATCTGCCGCGTTAGAGTGATATCCACCACCGCCACCACCGCCAAGAGCGGTGAAAGTACTAAAAACAGAATCACCACCACTTGCTCCAACGGCATTACCAGTATTAACACCGCCAGCACCACCAGCTCCTACAGTAATTGCAAAGGTTGTTGAGGTATCTGCAACAGAAGTTCCAGTTAACAGGCCGCCTGCTCCACCGCCACCGCCACCTTTTCCACCACCGCCAGCACCACCAGCAACAATTAGATAAGATACGTCTATTCCACGGGAAGCAAACGCTCCAAAACCACTTATGTTATAACCAAAACCAGTCATTGTTAATCCTTATGCATCGTTTTCCGCATCAGTTGTAAAGAATACTTTAATTCCTAATAATCTTGCATCTCCAGATTGGTTGTCAGCGGATACATCTCTGCTAACTTGGAAGAAACACATATCATTTGCCGCTGGACTACCAGCAATCGTTACCGCGCCACTTTCAGCACTAACCATTAAGTCGTTGGATGTTCCACTAAAGGCTAATGCAGTACATACCACTGTAGTACCAAATGCAGTATTAATACTACCATCATTAGATACTGAAATTCCACTTAATCCCCATGCAACTGTTCCAGTATTAGTTCCTGTCACTGTCCAGAAGGGTTGAAAGGTTACAGTTCCCTCATTCCAAGACTTAGGAAAAGCTATAGAAAACTGTGCAAACTCGTCTGATCCTGTTGCAAAATCTAAAGCCATTAAATCTGGACGTAATGCAGTTGTTTCTACTTGAGCTAAAGTTGCACATCCGTTTGTTGATGAGGGATACATAGCTGTCGCTGGAATGTATATTGTTTCTTTGCCTGCTACTTTAACCGATGAACCACTTACAAGCAAAGCATCTGCGCTTTCATCCCATAGCATATACTTGCCTGAAGTAGCACCAAAGAATTTTACATCGTGGCCTGTATCATCAACTCCAACTGTAATTGTTCCTGTTTGCTGTAAGTCAGAGACTGCGACAACTTCGTCTGCGCTTTCATCCCACAACCAATATTTACCAGAAGTAGCACCAAAAAGTTTTACATCATGCCCAGTATCATCAACTCCGACAGTGACTGTGCCTTGATTTGATGTAGATCCTGTTACGATCAAAGTATCCGCAGATTCATCCCAAAGAAGGCTTTTACCAGAAGTAGCACCAAAGAACTTAACGTCATAACCAGTATCATTAACTCCAACTGTTACAGTGCCTTGATTGGATAAAGCTCCTGCATTGGTCAAAGCTCCTGCATTGGTCAAAGCCGCTGTTTTAGTTGTTCCTGCTAAATTAAGATCTGTTAAAACATCATAGACTACGCCACCAGAACCACCACCATCAGTAGCAATCATTTTTGTTTCGCCAGCTAGGATGGCAACATTAGCACCACTTCCTTGTGTAAAAGTTAAAGTAGCCGCTGTTGCGTTTTCCATAATCCAAACTTTGGAAACTGTATTTGGTAAAAGAGTTATTGTACATGCTTGACCACCACCAGTAAGTTTAAGTGCCATGCTTCTATCTGCATCTGACGCACCATCACCTATTGTAATGTTATCTGTTGAGGCGTTTGCAATCGCTCTAGTTCCCCAACCAAATGCTTGGCCGATTAATTCTAAGTTTAAATTTGTTACTGTACCCCATGACCCAGACTGATCGCCTGTCGCCATCTCATTGAGTCTGAGGTTATTTACATAGGTACTCGTCATATTAATCGATCCTTATTATTGCCGCTGTCCCTGCCGCTGGAAAAACGATTTGAAATGTACCGCCTGCGACAGTGAAGTCACCACCAAAAGCTAATACGGCAATTGCTTTGTTACTATTAGATGAATTATATATTAAAGCACCATTTGCTGTAAATGTTGCAGAAGTCCAACTTGGATCAGCCGCGTCAAAGAAAGCTGTTGTCCCACTTGTTCCTACAGTCCTCGATGTTAACGTAACACCGCCAGTTGCGTACCCATTGCCATTAGCAACCTCATTAGTAGTTGAGTATGCTGTAGTTGCTGCTCCTAAACTAGCAGAGCTAGTAAAGAGAGCAATTTTTATTGTATCTGCGACAAGGTCGTGCTGTTCATCTAAAATTTCAGACTTGAAACTTGTACACATTGCTTGAGCTATAGCCATTATATTCCTCCATTGTATTCAGCCGCGTAATCTCTTAGCATCTCTTGCTGGAATAACTGAACTGATTCATCAAATTGTTGTTTGTATAAGGTTAACGTATTTTGGTCTTTAAGGAAAGCAGAAGTTTCATAAAGGCAAGCTGCCAATAAAAGGTTCTCTGCATGGTCTCCTAGCCATGTTGTTGTATTGCTAGATGTTAAGCCTGCCGCTGGAGCGGAGAATTCAGCACTGTAAGGAAGAATTGCATCAGGCGTTGGAGCAAGAGTTATAACAGTTCCTGCTGTACCTGCTGAACTCGTACTATACATTATTGGCGTTCCTTGAGTTGTCGAGTTCGGCCAATAATCTCTTAGGTAGGAATCTATTCTGTGATCTAGAAAGCTAACAACATTGCTAGACGTAATAGAAAGATTCCTAATCATTCTTGCACTTGCGATAGTATATTGGGAAGTCCCTACGGCAAGATTTGCCGCTGAGGATGTAAACCTAAAACACGGCAAGTTTGGCAACCTCTGGAAGATCATTTCTTCAGCTTGGCTAATAATTTGATCTATAGATGCCGTTAACTCAGAGGAATCATCCTCTGTAAAATTTTTTATATTTGATACTAAGGTTGCATAATTCATTTAGTCACCCCATGTTCCTTGGCCCCAAGTTGAGTTACCCCAACCTTGTATGTTAACTGCCTCTGTTCCTATTGCTCCTGTGCCTGCTACTCCTGTTTCAGCTAAAGAAACTGACATGTTTCCATCACCACTTTCACCAAAGCCTCCGATTGCGCCTGTGCCTGCTACTCCTGTTTCAGTAATTGTTAGCTGAATGCTAGTAATAACATTTGTTAATGCTGGTGTATTAAGTTGACCACCCATGTTACTATGATTTGTACAATAGTAGTAAAGGGTGGGTGCGCCTGAAGCAACTGTTATCTGTGTGTAAGCACCAGCAGATCCTGGAGTTCCGTTTGTTGTAACTCCAGTTGTGTACTCTGAACCGCCACCATGAGAGCCGTTAGAGGTCGTTGAGAATCTTAATGGATGCCCTGAATTACTTGAATCAGATTGGTCAAACTTATATGTTGTTCCTTCTGTAATACTTATTGTCAGGGTTGGCCCACCAGAGTCTATGTAATATCTGTTTCCTGATCCTGGATTAGAGACTGTAATTGCAAAAGGTATAGTTCCTGATGCTGGGGTGTAAGATATGCCACCCATGTTGCTATGATTTGTGCAATAGTAATATAATGTTGGTGCATCTGAAGCAACTGTAATTTCAGTATATGCACCAGAAGATCCTGGAGTTCCAGATGTCGTTACCCCAGTTGTGTACTCTGAGCCACCACCATGAGAGCCATTGGAAGTTGTTGAGAATCTTAATGGGTGTCCTGAGTTGCTTGAATCAGACTGGTCAAATCTATAAACTTGGCCTTCTTGTAAATATAGTTGTTGCTGAAGAACAGAATCAACATAATATCTATTTCCTGATCCAGGATTAGCAACAGTTATAGAATACTGAAGGTAAGATGCAGAGGCTCCAACTGTACCTGTACCTGCTACGCCTGTTTCTGGAACACCTAATGCAACTGAACCTATAGCACCTGTCCCTGCTACTCCTGTCTCAGTAAGATTTAATTCTCCTACAGAAGTGCCTATTGCGCCTGTGCCTGCCACACCTGATGGTGTTGCTATAACATTTACTTGTAGTTCTGAAAATGTTCCATTGCCAACAGCACCTATCCCATTCATTCCAATACCAGGAAGCGTCCTTGGGTCTACTGTCCAATCTTGAGTGTAACCAACAACAAATAAAACATTGTCAGGATCATTGTCAGGTCTAGGTTTAAATAATGCTGTCGCGTCTATTATATTTTTAGCTGGTGTTAATTGTGGGTGCTTAGGGTCATACTCTTCAGGCTCAACACGCAAGTTTTCCCAAGTCGTTTTAAGGTTTTTATATTTAACCTTAAAGCCACTTATGTCGCTCATCGCATTTGATTTTTTACCTCTTGCGTATCTTGCCATTTCCTATCCTAAGTTCATCCCTGTTGGGTGTATTCTTAAACTCACTCCATCATTATCAGCCGAAGCCGCTAAATCAAATGATTTCTGATAAACATCTTCTAAAAGTTGAAATTTATCAGGTGCATATTTTAAAGCCAACTTACTTGATAAACCTGCACATATACAATCAGACCAACGATATGGAACATCAGCGTCTTGAAATGATGCTGTTACATCTTCTAATTGGTTTACTGCCCAGTAACTTAAACTGTATGTCGTAACGTCAGGGATTTGCCAAACGTAAATTTGAGGTGTATATTGCTTGTTTATCATATACTGACTTGGTTTTCCCGAGCTTGTTTTATTCGGAATCTGATTATAATCTGAAATTGATATTCTATCTATTACTTGATCTTCCGTATCAGTTCCTGAGCTATCCCTGACAACAACATCAATAAGATCTACAGTTCCTACAGGTAAAGTATATGGAGTTGTTTGGTCTTTTACTAAAGTTATACTTGCGTTTGTAACTGTCCAGTAATTTATACCACGATTAGACCATTCAGAAAATAACAGGTTCAAGCTCCTTCTAGCCGAAGAAGCCTGATCACCTGTTCTGGTTTGGGGGTCAATACCACAACGCTCATAGGCTTCTGCTATAATTTCCTCGACATCGGGTCTATATGCGAATGTTCCTGAAGTTGCCATTAATAATCTTTAGATGCCCTAATAACAATCTGATACGAATCGCCTGCCGCGCCTGCACCAGTTGTTGTGAATTTAATATCGCCTGTTCCACTAGTTCCGTAAGTGCTAGTACTTGGTAGACCTCCGAAAATAGTAAAGTCTTGGTAACCACTTTGACCTTCGTCAAGGTGAAGAACTATAATATCTGTATTTGCGTCAGCTAAAACCTCAACAGTCATAGCGTTTATAACCCACCAACACTCTAAAATACGAAGACCTGTACAGGTATCGCCATTAGCATTAGCACCTAAAGCAGAAACATCTATTTTAGAAACGGCACTCTCATTGCCACCATCCACATATTGATACTGAAAAGCAAAAGTAACTTCTCTAGTGCTTTCACTGATCTTTGTTACAGTTGTAATATCAGCCATTATTTAATCCTTTGTGAAGCGGTAGGGGTCGCCCCCTACCTAATTAATATTAGGCCGCGAAAACAAATGTACCAGTAGTACCTGCTCCAAGATGTTGGAAATTATACGCGACATTCCACAGACCTGCTGTTGTACAAGTGAAGTAGATGTAAGAACCAATGCTCATCAAATTTGTTGTTGCGTTTGCAGGAGTGAACTTTAACAAAGTCTCCCCAGCAGTAGACGCATCAAACGTAACTGCACTGCTAGTACGACTTTCTATAACACTGCCTGTTTCATAAGCGTCACTGCCTGCACAATCAAAACTTAAAAAAGCAGTCCCACCTGTAGTGTCTACAGACTGAGCATGTACAACAACAGTACCTACTGTAGCAGCAGGAAGAGTAGTAATTTGTTGCGCTCCCCCAGTAAATGGATTTATGTTAATTCCAGCAACGTAAGTAACAGTGCCAGATGTGGCTTTAGCAGTTACAGTAAGTCCGCCTAAAGTGGGCATTCCGCCTGAAAACACAGACCCTGCTACTGTAAGGTTTCCTGTTACTGTAGCATTACCACCGACAGAGGCATTTTCAGAATATGTTGAATTAGTTGTTATGTTTCCGACTGAATCTTTAGTGATGTCAGAGAAACCAGAAGTGGAACGAACTGTTCCATTAAATGTTGTATTAGCCATGTAAATCTCCTTATCTTGGCAACTGTCAACCACATCATGTGATTGTTAAGGAATGAAGGAGGGCGAACCCTCCTCCAAATTATTATATTTAGGCTGCTCCCTCGGAACCGAAGATGCCGCGCCAATCAGTAAAGCCAAAGCTGTAACGCTCTCGCACTTTATAACGTACATTACCAGTTTCGAAGTCGCCTTCCATGCCTTTTTTCATAGGCGATCTTTGGAACATCTTCAGTCCATCTGGGACATCAGTTGTTACGAACCAACCATCACTGTCTGTCAATCTACGCATAACGTGAGAACCTCCTGGAAGGTATCCGTTATTTTTAATTGCGTTGACTGCATTATTAGCTGTATCATTCTGAAGGTTTGATTGTAGAATGCGATCCGCAGTAAAAGTATAAGCAGTTGGGATTACCAACGTCTTACCTTGAGCTGCAATTCTAAGCCCACGATCATCTTTCATATCAGCAATATTGATAAGAACAGACTCTAATGAAGTTTCAGACAAATCAGCCGCTGTACCTAACACATTAGACTGATTACCATTGCGAGTCGGGTGTGATGCACTTAAAAGTGTAACTCCGTCACCGCCTGTAAAGCCTGCTGTTTGTGCAAAGTTAAGGACATTAGCAGCTTTTAGCTCTTTAGTAGAAGCCATAGATCTGGCCAATGCCTTAGTGTAGCGTGAAGCAATCGAGCCATACTGGCCATCTTCTTCAGCTTCTTCAGTAATTGCGAAAGCTAAAGCGATTGTTTCGTGCTGATAACGTGCAGTCCAACCTTGGGAAGCATCATCGTAAGATATAGCTGCTCCTTCAGTTTTTGTTGGTGCTGCTCCGAATCCTTGCAGTAAAACATCTTCTTCAAATGCTTTGCTACTCGTATTGCTAGAGAAGACCGCTGCGTATTCTGGTGGATAGCTATCATACTCGAGACCGAACAAAGTGTTCAATCCTGGCTCAAGCATTTTAGCAAAACTTGCTCTATTCATAGACATTATTCAAGTCTCCTATATGCCTGCGCTGTCTTTTAGAAGATGCTCGTTTATTAGCACTTCCATGACGGCATTCGCACCAAAAGCATTATCTGGTGCATCGTAAAGAGCCATGATCTTACAGGTAGCTGTACCTGCGGCCATAGTTCCACTAATTTCAAACCCAGATTGACCTGTTATGGTCGAACCTGTTCCAGCAACAACATCAGCATTATTACCAATGTTAGTCTGTGCAGGAGATCCTGCGGATTGAACTTTGAATACAGTGTACGGGTCGTCATAGACATAAATAATTATATCTGTGGCGGCTGTGCCTGAAGGCCAGTAATCACTGTAAACGTATGAGCCATCACTTGCTGTGTAACTTACACCATTAAACACACCGATGTTATTAACCTCGGTTGCTGTGTGTGGAGTTATAAGCCCTGTAGAAATGATTATACATAGATCACCTTTAAAGATGTTCTCTGCTAATTCACTTGCACAAGTGTACTTATTAGTCCTTGGTGCGTTACCGCTCATGTGGCGAGTTGGGACAAACCCAAATGCGGCATCTGCATTAGCCATATTTTCGCTCCTTTAGCGTTAAAGTTTTAATCATCCATAGCAGAAAGTGGTCTGCCACGGCTCTGAGTGGACTTCCTTTCTTGAAAGATCGGTTGTCCGTTGTTTCGTCCTATCGCATCAAGCTCTCCTGCAATAGATTCATTCTGCTCGCTATTCCTGTTTTCATAGTAAGCCTTTTGGGCTTCACGTTTTTCAACAGGCATTTCACAAAGCAACATGCCTTCTATTCCAATTGAACCTGCCCACTGGCCGTGATTGATAGTCGGAAACAACTTATCATCTTTAACGGAATCTGCGGGGCGTGGTTGCCATCCTTCTCGCATACGTTTGTATACATTGTCTGGCGTTTCCCTACCCTGAATCGAAGTAGCTATCCATCGTTGAACATATCCTGGACGAGCTTGTGGAGCGTCCAACAATGATGGTGGTGCCCAAGAAGTATCGGGGCGAGATTGCCCTTCACGCTTGGAATTTATGGTTTCGCTTGCACGAACATTTCTTGACTCAGTCATAATTTAGCTCCTTTTTGCTTTTCTGATTTCGGACTCATATATTTTAAGACCTTCCTCTGTGTTTATTCCAAGCTCTCTAGCCATACTGAGTTCATCTTTCGAAACGCGAACCCTATTGCTGTCTTTGTAATTGGGAGAGCCGCCTGTAGTTGGCGCGACGGGAGTTCTACTTTTCACTCTCGGCTTACTAGGACTTGTAGTTGATACTAAACTAGGAAATGCTTGAAGTAAACGATTATTTAATTCATCAAAATATTCCTTAGTATTCATGTCATGACCTTCGTTCTCTAATTGAGCATCAATTAGCCTTGCAGCCTTAGTTTCTTTCTCATATCCTGGGATCTCAAACCAACCTTCATTTTCTTTCCACCATGCCATCGCTTGAGGAGGAGTTGGTTGGGGTTGGGGTCTTTGCTGCTGAGGTTGAGGTCTTTGTTGTTGCTGAGGTTGAGACCTTTTCTGATATTCTGCGACGCGAGCCATTGCTGCTAAATCTGCTAATTTTTCATTAGCAGAAACAACCGCTTCTGTATCGCCCTCTTCAATCGCTTTGTGAAGATCAATTTTAGTCTGAGAATAAGTCTGGGCAAAGTTTTGCTGCTCAGTCTTAACAGAGTCTTGCTCTAATCTTGCGAGTCTAGCTTCTAATTGGGCATTACGCTCAACTTGGATTCTTAAATCATCCTCTCTTTTATTTCTATCAGCAACTAATTTCTTAATTCTTTTTTCAACTGCTGGAGACCTTTTACCTTTGGGCTCTTCAGGCGAGGCTGCAGCTTCTTCTTCAACTATATCATTGACCTCCTCCTGAGGGTCATCAGTTATTTCAATTTCAAATTCTTCAGGCTCTGCCTTTGCCTTCTTAATTTCTTGTTCGATTTCTTCAATTACATTTTCATTACTCATGGTTGCGACCTCCAAGCCTACGCTAGATATGCGGAGATTTTAGAACCTTCAGGAATAATCGATGTTAATTCATCGTCATTCAATAAAAGGAACTTAACTCCATTGATTACAATTTTCTGACCTGCATACTTTCCGTATGTTACACGATCATTAACTTTTGGGCTCATTGTTTTCCAAGCCTCCCCAGTATCGCGATCTTTATATGCTAAGTCGCCCATGGCTGCAATTCTGCCGTGAGCTGTCAGATACTCTTCATTGTCTTTTGATATAGAGGCGAGGTATAAACCGCCTTTTGTTTTCATGTTTACTTGATTTGGTTGAATTAGAACTTTCCAATTTAACGGCTTGGGCAATTCTTTTATACTTACTGAACTTTCTGATTCCTCGTCTTTCCAAACGGCAACCGATACATCATGTTGATGAGACATGTTATTCATCCTCTTCGTTAAAGTTTTTTAATGTTTTATCGATAATGTCAGAGGATCTTTGCAAACCCTCCGCAACACCGACGTCTCGTTGGTATGATCCAAAATCAGTTTCCCGACCTAAAACCATTTTTTCAGCTATCTCTAGCCTTTCTTTCTCCAGATTCTCTTTTATCTTCTGAAGTAGATCTGTTATCGTCATCCTTTACCTTTCCAGACATGCTTATGCCTTTGACGAATATTTTGACGTCTTTAGTCATTTTAATAACCTTTCTTGCCGCCTTTTTTCTTTCCACCTTTTTTCTTCATATCTTTTTTCCTTTTCTTTTTGTTGGGCTTCAGTAACTTCCCAAAGGATGCCCTATTCAACGCCATTGGGAATCTCGCTTAATGCTCCACTAGCAACGACTGGTGTTGCAGCTAAAAATGTTTTTATTATATCTTTAAGAGAACCTCTTGGTGGCCCAACCTCTTGGTGGCCCATAATTTCCATAACCGATTTTTCTTGTTTTAGAACAGCCTCTGGATCTACATTTTTTAAAAGAGGTTCAGCTTTCTTATCAGGGATCATCCTGACTAAACTTTTTTCTTTTCCTAAGTGGTCTAAAGCTCTATTAAAATGCCTTCCGTCATGCCCAACTACTTGTATTGAGCCATCAGCATCTTTTACATATGACAAGTAAGGCATGCCACGATCACGAGGTATGTTAAAATCAATCTCTTCTACTTTTCTAAGAACTTCATCATTTACCACAGTTCTGCCTGCTGGGGTGCTCATAAAATGATCCATAGTTTGTGCAAGGTTTTTAAAATCCCCAGGATTTATTAAAGCAAGGTTTGAACCTCCTTCTGCTGATTCTTTTATAGCACTATATAATTGGCCAGCTTCGTAAAGGTCAAATGCGTCTGGGTTTTCTATATCTAAGTTTTTTAGCGTTTTTAAAAATGCTGGGTCTAATTCATCAACTCCAAAATTTAATTTGCTGGCCACAGACGAGATCCATCTAAATGCCACATCGCTAAGTTCAGAAATGATTTTACCTTTGTAACTCATTTATCACCTAATTTTTTTATTTTAACGCCAGCTCTTCCTAAGTCTTTTAAAGTAGATACAGAGAAGTCGCTACCAAGTATCTCAGAAACATATTCTTTTAATTCACTTTGAGTGAATCCTTTTTGGTATGTGCCTGCGCTTGTTATTATAGACCTTGGCTCATTACCCAATGCACCTTTTGTCATCTTGCTTTTATTACCAAAAATATCCATGCCTCTGGTTGTAATGATAGCTGTTCCTTTAGGTTTTAATATCCTCCCGATATCTGCTACTATCGCATCTCTTGTGTCAGGCTTTACAACATTTAAAACATTTAAACTCGTTATATTGTCATAAGAATTACTTGGTATTTGATTTGATTCTGTAAATGTAGGGTTGTAACCTTCTCTTGCAAATGGCTCAAAAGTGTCTGCATCTAAAACGCTTGCTCCGATGCCTCTGCCTGATCCATAATCTAAAGTTTTACCTTTGCCTAAAATTTTTGCAGCTTTTTCATATGTGCTTGTTGTAGTTGTTATCTGGGTTTTGACTGATGTTTCTGGTTTAATATTTATATCTACTTTAGATGGTGTAAACCATTTAGGGATATATTCACTTGCAAGTTTGCCTAATGCACCCATTATTCAACCTTTAGCTCTTGAATAGGTTTAATCGCTGCAGATTTTTTAGCGATAATATTTATTAATTCTTTTACATATGGTGAAGCGAGTCTAACTCCAGGAGCCATCTCTAATGCAGCAAAAGCTAAGTCTGCAATTCCTGAAACATAATCGCCTTTCTTTAAAGACCTCGCACCTTCTTGTATTACTGCGGGCAAAGCTGCAGGTGTTAAATCTACAAGACCAATATTATCTATTATACTATCAGCCCTCATATCGCCAATCAAAGTATTAACTCCGCGCCTATCTAATCCTAAATTAAAAAGAGCACCTCTAGCTTTATCTCTTAGTGTCTCTCCGCCATACATACTTGATTCAGGGATATTCCCTATAAACTGAGCCCCACCGCCAGCCTCTGCACCTTTTTCAATAGCATCTGCCACTAAACTTGTCCACCTGATAATTCACGAGCTAAAATCCTAAGAGTCTCTACAAAGCCTTTGTCTAATTCTTTTGCAGCTTGGGCAAATTTCTTTGGACTTACATCATCAGTGTCTAAACCTCTGCGCTTTAAAAAACTTTTTGCTGCTCTTATTTCAGCTTGTGCTACTTTTTTAATTGCTGTTTTTGCCATATCACCATGCCCTGCAAGACCAGTATCTTGCTTTTGTTTTTGGTCCAGGAGTATCACAGTTATGTCTAGACCTAAAATTACTTCTGCGTCCTTTTTGATTCTTTTTTATACGCATATTGGGATCACCAAAAGTAACTCGCTTTACCTTATCGCCATCTTTAACGTAAACAACAGACTTCTTTTTGCCATAACTTGTTTCGCCTTTGCCTATGCGACGAGGTTTATTTAATTTTACGCTCTTGCCTTTGTATGTTGCCATTATGCTTTAGCAAACTTCTTAGCTGTAGCCGACAGATCCTTCATGTGGACTAAAAACTTGCTAGAGGCAGTGTGCTTTGCGCCAGACATAACTTTGCCTTTGGCATTCTTGTGGGTAGCACCCTTATGCTCTTTGCCGTTCTTGAAGTAATGTTTTACACCTTTAGCCATTATGCTTTCCTTTTCTTTGGTTTCTTAGCTGTCTTTGCTGCGGCTTTAAAAGCACCTTTAGCTGGAGCACCCTTGGCTCCGACTTTACGCATTTTTTCGCCAGAGCCAGCGGCAATCCTTTTACGCTTGGCGTGAATGTTTTTATATAAACTCACTTCTTTGCCTCTTCTGATAGAATTAAACCAAGCACGGCACAACCCAATCCGACAAAAACCAACTCACCGATGCCTGCTATTGTTCCTACAGCAATTACACCAACTCCAATAGCACCCCAAGATGACGGCTCAGATAGTCTGTTCATAATCCATTTCATGTTATTTTCCTTCCTTTTGGTTTATAGCCAGAAGCATATATAGCTTTGCCCTGACGTTCTGCTTTTTTCTTAGTTTTGTAGACCTTACCTGAGTTGCCCCATTTGTAACCGCCTTTAACCTTTTTAACTGGCATTACCCACCAAGAATTTTGTTCATCACTTCATGAACATCGCCACTTCCGACTTTCATCACTTTGACTTTAACATTTTCGTCATCGTGGTGATCGTCTTCCATCATTTCTTCTTCGTAATCATCCCCGATCCCCATCATAGAATGATGGCAAAGCAACAAGAAGTTAACAAGCTGATCGTCTGTTAACTCTACACCTGAGGCAGTGTGTGGGAATCCCATTTTTTCTTCAAAGAGCTGTGCATTCTCTTCCATATTTTCTACATTTACTTCAGCCATCTTATTACCTTTCTGTCATGTTTCTCATTAAAATTTCTTCTTGCTTTCTTAAATCTGGCGGATCATACCTCATCATGTCATCTCGTTCCATATCCTGTAAAGAAGGAACTCCGCCAGTTACTATTCTTCCGCCATCTCTGCCTGCTACAACTCCTGTTGCACCTAAAGGTAAAGCTCCTTTTGTTTCCATTGCTGTTGTCATTTCAGGGGATAAAGTTGGCATTTCGCCTTCTCTGACTACTGACCCGTTTCCATAAAGCTCTGTAAACATTTCGTCGCCTGCATTAATGCCTCGAGAATCTACACTTAAGAATATATCTGTCAGCTCATCAATGGTCCAAGTATCAGGGAAATCATTCATTATCATCTCCATCATTTCCATCTGCTGGGGAGTAAAACCTGATTGATTGATTAATTCTTCAAGAGATGGACCAGTTCCTCCAGGAGGTGCTGAAAGTATTCTATTCTCTTCTGCCATTTTATTTTTCCTTTTATGCTAATTGAAAGTCTGAAAGGCTTGTGTCTAAACCTCTTGGTGCCATAAAGTAAGTCTGATTTGTAGGGTTTACATATCTAGCTTGTACTGATGGGCTATACCCTGTGCCTTCAGTTAATCCATATCTTAACCAGAATGGTGAATTAGGTAATGAACCAGCGGCTGCTCCATAAGAATATCTGCCTCCATATCCGCTTTGACCAAGAGTTGGCATCAAACCTGTATCTGCCATAGCATAATTTGCATATGGGTCTTCTGCAGTGTCTGGTGTAACGTCTGTTGCAATGCTTCTTTGGTTATCATTATCATTATTGTTATCATCATTGTTATCGAAAAAATTTGTAGTCGGGATTATATTAGATAAAGCAGTTGTAATTTGCTTATCTGGGGCAGGGGCACGTGCCAGCTTTACTCTGTTAGCATCACGGGATGCTTGTGTTTTAGGAGATATGCCTGATAGAGCGGAATAATTAGGATTGGCCATTGGTACATTTAACGCTCTGTTGGCATTTTCTGATAAACCTAGCATTCTTGTATCTTGAAGATCTCTGAGGACTCGGTCATACTCCATTCCCTTATAATCTTTAAGCATATCTCTACCATAATCATAAACATACATGCTTGATGATGGGGGTCTGTAAGATTCTGGGAACTGAGCATCTCTTGATTCAACTGTTGGGTATGCTTTATCTCCGAACATATCACG